TGGACCGATTCCACCTATGTTATTTTTAAGTACAGATAAATTAAAACTCCACTTACTTACAACATCTAACTCATCAAGTAATTCAGTAATGTTATTTGTCACTGCATCTAGTTTTTGTGCAGGTAGTCCTGACTTATGCTTATCAATAAGTCCTGTAATAAAATTAAAGTCTGCAGGTTTACCATTAAATATTTCAGTAGCTTCTATTGCAATTTTCTGTGCAACATCTCTCTCAATTAATATTTTTATAATGTCATCTGCTATTTCTTTTGAGGGTTCTTGAGTTTCTTTTATATCCTCAAGCAATTCACTAAACTGTTCCTTAGCTGCTCGGGTTAATGCAGGATTAAATACTGCAGTATGTAGGGAGTATAACTCATCAAGACTTATGTTAGCATCATACTTCTCATGTGCTTTTTGAATGGTGTCATACAAAGAACCAAAGCTACCTTGAAATACATTACGAGATACTTGACCTTTATACTCTGCATAAAAATCTTTGTTGAGCATTAGTTTTATTATTTGTTTCTCAATCATTTTTGTCTATTGCTTTCTGCGATTCTAATTGTTCTTCTAGAATAGCTGTTATTGCATTAATCTTTTCTTCATCTCTTTGTGACCATGTAGCAGTATTTAATTCTATAATATCATACCTCCACTCTCTCCAGTCATCTACTATTTCTTGCATCATTGTACTAGTCATTGAACATCTCCTCTATTTCTTTTGTTCCGTAATATTTTAAGTCATCTTCTAATACTTTAACATGAACATTCTTAATACCATAAGATTTTAATTCATTAGCAATAGCAAATGATTTTGTTGTCGCATCTCTATCTAAACCTATATACAATTTCTTGTACTGTGTCAAGTGTTTCTTGTGAGATTCTTTTAATGATGTACCCATTAAAGCTACACCTGTCAATACATTAGATACTGCACAAGCAGAGGCACAATCCTCTACAAGAATAGCCTCCTTGTGTTCTATTAAACCACAAGCAAATGGTACATCTTTGTTACCATACATATACCATTTAGGATATACTCTAGAATTTAATCCTCTACCTACTGCACCTACAATCCTATCTGTCTTTGGATCTTTAACACAGAAGACTACTCTGTTCTGTGCTATGTCAAATTTTATTGTAGCCCTGCCCCAACTCCATGCCTCCCAACAATTATTTTTATGTAGATACTTCATAGCTTTATCATCTGAGTATACAGTTGTAAAACTATCTGGCATTTCAAATGGTGCATCACTTATTTTATTTTTACTATTGAATGTAGAGTTTACATAGTTCATATCTTTTTCTCCCTTGTACTTACCCTTAGCTTTACATGACGCATGAAAGCAAAACCAATTTATATTGTTGGTAGCTGTGTCTATTGATAGAGTATTTTTACCATGACAGAAAGGACAATCCATTCTTATAGATGTATCTGGTGGAATGAATAGTCCTTCTATTACTTCTAACTGTTGCTTATAATTCAACGTGCATTTCCTCGTATGTTATTGTATACTTTTCTTTATTATAAAAACTATCCGATTCTATTTTCATTAGCCCCTCATTTAAATATTCAGCAACTGCATTCTCAATCATGTCTAGTGTTGGCTCATAAGGAAAAGGTATCAATGCCTTAGCATCTATACCTAATCCAAATATTCTTACTTTGTATTTTTTCATCATGATTCTCCCTATCAGATTTATGTGTACTTGTCAAGTACTATTTATCTTTATTAGTTATTATGTGTTTAATTATAGTTGTGGTTGGGTTAAAGCTAAAATCTTTACAGGAAATTAGAAACAAAAAAAAGATAAGGAAGATACTACTCCTCATTATCTATCTCATATACTGCTTCAAATGTATTACCTTGTAATCTACCTACACTTGTAGGCTCACAGTTTAAAAAATCTTGTATAACTTCTATTGCTATCTCAAGTTCTTTGTTATAATAATCTTTATTTTTTTTAAAGTTTAAAGTTAAAAACTTTTTTATTTTTCTTTTAGATACTCTGGTCATTAGTTTCCTTTTTTATTTTTTCTCTTACTGAGGATGCAAGTTTATTAATCTCATTATAAATATCCTCACCCTCCCAATACTCAAAGGGTTGCCATGCTAACTTTGCAATCTCCCTAAAAAGTTTTTTCTCACTCCAGTTAATCCATTTCTGATCTAGGTCATCATACAAATAGAACCCACTAGCCCACTCAAAGTCTCCTCTTTCTTTTTTATTCATGTTTACTTTTCTCCTTATCCTCACAGTACTCAGTTAAAAATTGATCAACACTTGAAGCTGTGTCATCATCTATCTCTGTAATAGTTTCATCATACCAAGTACCATCTGGTCTCTCCATTGTTGTGACTATTGCCCAACTTGTACATTTATCTGCCATACTAATGCTCCTTATAGCTTACTTGTTTAACTTTATGACTCCAACAGGCACGACAACTACCACACTCACCATTCTGTTTAGGTGCAGGACACTCACGACCTACTGCTTTCTTATTTTTATGCACACCAGATGTCCACTTCCAAAACTTGGGTGGCTTGCTGTCAACTTTAGTTGTTGATACTCGTAAGCATAAATTCTTTGGTACATCTTTCTCTGTAATCTTATCTATGATTTGATACTCTCTAGTAGCTAACCAATACTTTATATGTGGTGTAAGTTCACACACCTCAAATATTTTCATAAGATGCCCATAAGATTGTATATCACCAGAGTCAAACCAACGGTGAAAACGCCTTGATTTATCTAGGTTTTTGTACTTTTGGGTAATGAGTTCTGCCATATAATCTACCCATTCTGGTAGACCTAGTGCTTCATACCTTCTCTGATACATAGCTTTGACAACAGGAAATACATAACAACCTTTACCTGCATAACATTTGTTACAGATAGTGCCATCAACTAATGCTAGCTTACTACCTGTCACACAGTATTCAATTGGTATACCCCATGCAAACGAGGGCATCTTACTCGGATTAGATAGACTACCTATCTTCTTTTCTATTTCTTTGATTGTTTTCATATTATTATTCCTATTATAAATCCTACAATAAATCCTACAATGTATTCTCTGTGATACAAAGATGTAGAACAAAACCATTCTCTCCAATCTTTAGGAGTCTTACCATATATAATCATAGTTATCCTTTGTTAAGTTATACTTTAGCACATAAAGTTTGGTGTGTCAACTAATGTGTACTTAGCGAATCGTTTTTTCTCACCTACATAGTAATCTTTGTATGATTGTATATAGTTATCGCACTTGTATTCATCTGGCATACACAAGGGTGGGATTAAAAAGTTTTGATACTCAAACTTATCTTTTATTTTGTCATTCAAACAAATTAAATTATTAAGTATGCGACCTGTCTTATGTATTCTGTTATGATACCTGTGTCTGTATTGATTAAGCAAGTGACCTAACAAATCTATTGACCACATATAATTACCTAATGAATCTCCTACCCATATAGTCATGGGGTGGTGTGGGTATGCAGGTTTATATAGTTCCTCATCAATACCACAATGTCTTTGATATGCAGTTGATAACATCTGTCCTGTTTCTAATATCATCTTGACTACATGCTTATCACAATGATACAATGCAGATACCTCTGCACTTTTATCTAAATGAAATATGTTCATATCTTTAATCCTAAGTTTCTTATTGCATACCTTACTTCTGATAACGTTATCTTACCTGTGTTGTAATTGTATGTCAACGTATCATGTAATCGTATTACAGTATCATGTTCTGTACCTGCGAGATCAGAAAAAAATTCACAGTCACTAGACCTAAACCATTCTGTTGCCTGTCGTTTCTCCCTCTCTAATTGTACATCACTTATAGCACCACCTCTAGCATTAAACATTCCAAAGGAATCCTCAAACATAATTTGAATCTTTGCTAAACCTAATTGTTCTTCTGCTGATTTGCTTGCTTGTTCTGGCACGAATGTTTTCAATGTCATAATTTATCTTTCTGTTAATGTGTATTATAGCATAGGTGTGACACTATGTCTACTTGGTTTATCTCTTAAAATATGTTATAGTATCGTGTCATTTCAGGGGGGGTATAGTATACACTAGCCCCCCTACAGATATTA